CTCTCTTTCAATGAATTTGATAAGCATACGGATTTTAAAGACTGGAAAGTTACGTGGGACTTTTATTGAGGATAATGATCCATTTCCTGTTATGAATATTAGGATTAGCTTGATTCCTTGCTTATCCATTTGAGAATAGTGAAGATTGTCTTCATTTTTATCGCTTGTGTCATATTCCGTATTAGATAGCAAATGGTTCATGTTTTCTACGATTATGCTATTTGGTAGTTTCACTGAATTATCTCCATAAATATATTGTATCATAAACTGATATCTGTTGTAAACATCTTTTTTTCGTGACAATTCGCTCCCGGGTACGCTCCCGGGCGTGTCGTGACGTGGGCGTGTCAGGTATAGGGGTCAGGTATATGTGTCACACCATACTAAGCGCGCAACCAATCATCACATCGTTTATTCCAGTGATGATATTGAAAATGATGTTACCTGTTACCTTTATGACCTAAGTGTAATGGAATCAATAATATAGCAGGTAACATGGACTATGTGCAAAAGTTACCCGTTAATTACCGTAGGTTACCAACGGAAAAAGCCCTAAGACTACCGCGCTGATTGTTTATTCTTGAAAATAAGTGATGGTGAGTTAGGCGCGCGCTTAATACGTTGTGACCCCTATACGTGACAAGGGGTGTGACAACATATACGTCACGTATATACCCGGGGCGTGCGACAGATTGGGGGATGATGTGCATACTGCTTCTTCAGATGTGAGTCGGGAACTGTTTTCGTATCGAGTCATATACGATGAAATAGGTAATTTTTTGGGTGCCTTTTCTCATTAAAAAACCTAAGTGATTTATTTTCAACAACTTGTGGGCCGCAGATTTTGTAAAATGTCAATTGGCGGCACACAGTAGATTTCAAGTTTCATACATAACTTATTAAGTGATCCAGCACTATAACTGGAGCAAAGGACCTCATACTCGAGATGGATATCTGCTTGATTACGTCGCAAGATGTGGGACGTGCTGTGAATTATGGGATTCCACCGGACCACACAACTCATCGTCATTTGCCATATGACGCAGTCATCGAAGCTCTGAAAGACGAGTCGCTTGAGATCTTTACCTTCGCAGATCGAAATTACGTAATAGAAACTAAAACGTATTTCTTGAAGCGTACACCGAGTCGTGACAGACGCTGCGTTGAGACCGTGCAGCGAGTTCAAATGAACCATATTCTCGAGCTCAAACCAATTCGATGAATCTGTTAATAACATGTCATGGCTGCAGCAAGCCCTTTACAAAAGAAGCAAGAAGAACATGTAACTTGCTATGCGATATGTGTAAAGAAATAGCTGGTCGACCTCCATATATTGAGAATCATAACAGTGTGGGTGGACAGCACTCGAGCGCAGCTGAGAACAACTACTGGTTAAATAAAAGGTAACATTTGCACATATGCAAATGTTACTCGTGTTACCTTTTTATTACTAAAATGTACCATAGTAACCACTTTATGTGGTTACTATGGGAAAGGGAAGTAACTTCATGTTCATGAAATCTCGTGATATCGTGGGTCGCGGAGCAGGTACTAAACTGCTATCTGCTGGGTACCGTGAGTATCTTGGACGGCCTGTCCCTGAATCTGTACGCCTAGAAATGAAACTTCAAGAAGGTAGTACATGGGCCGACGCCATTGCGTTACAGACAGTTAAGCGCGCTTGTGGCCTTATTAGCAAAGATAACATCTGCTTTAATGCCATTACTGAGCTAAGAGAAACAACAGAAGGTAAAACAGCAGAAAGAATCGTATCTGCTGGAAATGAGGAACTGCTGGCCCTCGCCAAAGCGATCACAGGAGAGCCAGCGGCTGCTTAGACCTCTTGATCGATTTGATCAAGTACTTCGCGTAGTTGATTGTGTGCTGGGGTATTTTTACCCAGCGCTTCGAAGTAATACGCACTTTGAAGTAAGAAAAATATCTTATTCCAAAGTCCTACTGGAACACTTTTAAAGCCGCTGCTCCAAGCCGTCTTCAGCTGCTCGACAGTAGCTTCTACTGACACATGCTCTGGTACTGACACATGCTCTGGTGAGCATTCAAGTAGAGTTAATAAAAGCTCTATTTGCGATAGATTGAGATCTACCACCATCTCTCCTCCTCGTATACGTTAACTCGTTTAAAGTGATCACACAGTAGAGCGTAGAGACACAGAAGGTAATACTTGACTTGTGGCATAGTGTGGTATCTCCTTCTCAAGAATCTTAGCAGCGTATACTGCGCGAACAAGGTTCACAGCGTGAGCGCGGGCTAGAGTAGCTAACCCGAGGTTGATTGCCTTTACGACTAAACGAAACTGCAAATCGCTTGCGATGTAAAGGGAGTTAAGTACTACGTACTTTTCTTCAGTCGTCATCTGCTAGTCCTCAGAGCAAAGAGTATAGGGGGAGCCGAAGCTCCCCCTATCATGTTGTGTGTTATTCGAACTTCGCGATGCCCAGCAGAACAAGATGATGAAGGTGATAACGAACCGACGGAAGAACTCCGCCCGTAGCAGTCAGTCCCATCTTCTCAGCAAGTGGAGAAATCTCCTCGGGGGTCATGGGAGACTTTGCGTTGTTGAGAATTGAAAGAACGATGAGGCGCTGCTTTCCCTTCGGAGGAATCGAAGGATTCTGAGAGAGCGAGTATTTGCGAGCGTTGACGGGCTTAATCTTAGGCTCGGCCTTCTCGACGGGTGTGGCGGTTGCTACTGCGGTGGTGGCGACGGTGGACTTGGCGGTTTCTGCTGCTTTCATGGTGTTTCTCCTTAAGAGAGTGTTTATTGTTGCTCTCTGTATTTATTATACACAAATTATGATCAACTGTATATAAAATAATGAGCAAGCTCGCTCACTTTTTTATTCAGTCGCGTTCAGCTGCACGGCGAACTTACTGGTGCAGGAAATAGTTGACGGAGGGGTCAATAACTGCTGAGAGCAGATAATGACCGACGTAGAAGCCGATCGCGATAATCGGCAACGCGAAGCACAAATCGATGGTGCGGTCCTTCATGAACTTCTTCATTATAACTCCTCCGAGGTAAATACCTCCTTCAATCTCCACTTGGAAACTCAAGGAGGGATTTCTCCCTCTGCGAAGCTTTACTCATTCACGCAAACTTCGATCAAGAACGAGCAAGTTGGAAACTCCTTTTGCAGTTCTTTAAGCGCGAAGAACGCGATTTCGACGTTGTCGAAGAAACCCTGGTTGTTGAAAACCTGCTGGCCCCTCTCGTTCACCGTTTCTTGAATCACGTACTGGTAGCGATATTTCACGTCGGAACTCCTTTAAGGTGCTCGGGAGCCGTAGCTCCCGATCCTTGGCTATTTGAGGTTGACTGTGAGATCCCGGATCAATGAGGCTTCCACGACATATTCTTCGGGCATTATGTCTTCGTCGAAGTTGTTCGGGTCAACCCCGTTGTTGATGTAGATTGAGCGGACAGCGTGCCACAGATCGGCGAGCTGCTCTGAAGATATGGTCTTGTCCGTGGCGGTTTCGTTGTTTGACATGGCGTTTCTCCGTGAGGTAAATACCTCCTTCAGTCTCCCGTGGGGAAACTCAAGGAGGGATTTCTCCCTCCATGGGTTATTTGACTTGGGCAATTCCCAGCTTGACCATATGGTGTAAGTGGTAGCGGACTGAGGGGAGAATCCCTCCCACGGCTCTCAACCCCATCTCCTCGGCGAGCGGGGCAATCTCGACGGGTGTCATGGGCTTTTTGGCGTCCAGGAGAATCGCGAGGACAATCTGACGTTGGCGGCCCTTAGGGATGGACGTGGGCGGCGTGAGTAATGAGTATTGACGCTCGAGAACTGGCGTAATAACTGGCTTGGCGGGCGTGGCGGCTTGGGTGGACTTGGCGATTTGGGTGTTGGACATGGTGTTTCTCCTTATTTAATTTAACTAACATAATCATTGTATAACATTATTTTGACTTTGTAAACAAAATAATGTGATATGTTACGAAAGATTTTATAGTAACCAGTAACTTAAGTAACGTAACTTGGTAACTGGTTACTGCTTTGGGGTGGGTCAACAATTGAGTAACTATAGTTATAATACAATATCTCACAACAGTTGTACATAGAAAAATTGTTCGCCTAGTCGCCAATTCCAGGGGCACGCCCCATCATACACTTTAGGAGTGATGCCTATGAAGTACATATACCTAGTCGTGTGCTTCGCAGGTCTTACAATTTGCATAGTACGAGCCCAAGAAATTCCCGCCAAGAACATGAAGGATCTGCAGCAGGATAATCACATCGCGTACGATGATAGTCGAATCAACACTCTCGAAAATCGACTTAACGCAAATGAAGCGCGACGTGATGCCGCCATTCAAGCTAGAAATCAACAAATACAAGATCTAAGAGATAGAGTCAATAACATCTACAGCTGGGGAGCCGCAGCCACCGCTACTTTGACTGTGCTGCAAATACTGGGGCTAATTAAGCAATTTGGAAAAGAACGAAATGACATTAAAATGAAACTTCTAAAGGGCGACGATTAGATATGGCAGTCTTTAATAAATTTGGAGCCAAGGCTCATGCCTTTGTTAAGAGACACCCATCTCAAGACAAGAAGTATACACTCCTAGAAGGCTCAGTTAGATCCGGTAAAACATTTGCGGTGGATGCTAAGATAATCGCTCATCTATGTCTTTATAATGTTTCGGGGAAAAAAGTTATCTGCGGTGCTACGAAACAGTCGGTCTATAAAAACATTCTTCTCGACATATTTTCGGTAGTCGGTAAAAAGAACTATGCGTATAACAGGGCCAATGGAGAACTTTGGCTATTTGGAGTCCAATGGTTTGTGATTGGAGCTAAGGACGAAGCTTCCTATAAGCAGATTCTTGGCATGACTATCGGTGTTGCTATATGCGATGAGTGGACGGAATTTCCGGAAAGCTTTTCAAAGCAACTGTTTATGCGACTTTCTCCGGCAGGGTCCCGACTCTATGCGACTACCAATCCTGGTACGCCCCAACACTATCTATTTACTCAAGTAATTCACAATGAAGCTTTTGCCCCCGATCTAGAAGTTATACACTTCACACTAGATGATAATCCTAATCTTGATCCTGTATCAAAGCAGCAAATTATTTCATCTCAAAAAGGTGTTTACTTTCAGAGATATATTTTGGGGTTATGGGTTGTTGCTGAAGGGGCTATCTACAAAGACTCTTGGGATGAAAAATGGAGTTATACTGACGAAACAAGACCTAAAGGTCTATACGGGGCTGGTGGATATCGAGACCATATCATTGCAATAGACTATGGCACTCATAACCCATGCGTTTTTCTTGAGTACTTTTTAGACTACAATGATATTGCTTGGCTTGATCGTGAGTGGTACTGGGATTCTGTTAAAGAAATGAAGCAGATGACTGATTCTATGTATCGAGTTGAGCTTCAAAAGTTTGTTTCTGAGTCTAGAGTTATTGGAAACAATAGACCTAAAATTGTTGTCGATCCCTCTGCCACGTCTTTTAAACTAGAGCTAGTAACGAACGGGTTCTTTGTTATCGACGGGAACAACGAAGTGCTTGAGGGTATTCATCGGGTGTCTGAGGTCGAAACTACGGGTCATCGCCGTGTTAGGGCGGATATCAAAGAGTGGAGACGTGAAAAAGGTCTCTACTCTTGGGATAAAGATGCTGCTGATAAAACAGGAAAAGAGCAGCCAATTAAGTCAAACGATCATTCGCAAGATGCGGATCGCTATGGAATCATGGAAATGTTTCCAGATTACATGGTTCTATCATCTATGCCTGAACCATTACCACAATTAACTGCCGCGTAACCATTTTCGAGGTCATCCTAATGAAAAAACTGTTGCAGATGTGCCTAGCTATACTGGCTTTTACACCATTGGGGTGCCCGGCACAAAATGTCGCTGGTCCGGTCTACTCTTATCCTTCAAATGTTGTCGGATTAGTTCCATTTTACACAACCCCACAGTCTGGCATCCCAATTCTTACTCCGAGTAAGATTGGCGATAATGGAACAGGGATTACCTATAATGGAATACCCTTAAGTGGGACTGGCACAGTGACCACTAGTGGTACTATTACCCCGGGACACTGCGCCTCATTTCTAGGAGGGACAGTAATCCAAGATTCTGGCGCTTCATGTACAGGTGGGAACTCCTATATTACGTCTTTGACCACTACGGGATCATCTGGAGTCGCAACAGTAACTGCAGGGGTTCTTAATATCCCGAATTACTCCTTTACTCAGAGTTTTCCTTCAGTCGGGATAATGACCTCTACGGGAACTGGTTTCGGAACTTCTCTTACGCCTCCCGGGAGCGCGATCGTGGGAATATCTGATACTCAAACTCTCACGAATAAAACAATTGGTACTTCTCAATTAAGCGGAACTATTCAATGTACGAATGAGCCGGCTTCTACTGGAGACGTATCTCAAACTGCTGGTACATGCGCTACTACGGTCTTAGCTTTAAAAAATATTGCTCTTCCTACTCTTTCAGGTTCAACTGGTTATCTTTTCGATAACAATGGGGTTCTTTCGCTTCAGACTCCGACGGCAGGGTATATCACGAACCTTACGACCACGGGTACTTCAGGAAATGCGTCAGTAACTTCTGGCGTACTGAATATCCCTAACTATACTTCAAATTTTCAGTCCCTGACCACTACCGGCACATCAGGAGTAGCTACTCTTTCAGCTGGTGTTCTTAATATTCCCAATTATGCCTCTAGTAACTATATTACAAGTCTTACAACCACAGGAACTGGAAACGCGTCAGTAACTTCTGGTGTTCTTAACATTCCTAACACCACTTTTACTGGGGGTACAGTCACTAGTCCTATAACAGCCCCTTCGTTCGGTACAAACGGCGCCTATAATGGTCAACTTGATCTTACATATACTGGGAGCGCGGGTGCCGGTCCTTCAGCCAATCAATTTCAGATCTCTCCTCTAGTTCCAATTACAACTCCATGGGGTATTTCGCCTGCAGGAGCTCCTCCGGTCTCTACTAGCGCCCTTATTTTAAGCACTTCAGGCCAGATGTCATTTTCTCCTTTATCCGGGACAGACTCTAATCTAGTAACTGGAAATATCCTTACCCCGATGCAATGCTCTTTTGTGGACGCTAATGCTGGTCTTTCAACCGCAACTGGCAACTACTGCATTACTCCATCTATGAGTTTTCAAGCTGCTCTTAATGCGGCAGATGCTAATGGAGGCGGTTCAATTTGGTTGTCTCCAGGAACCTATACTGCTGCAATTACTGGTGGTTCTTCCCCGACTTCAACTCTATGCAGTTCTACGGGTGGTGTTTATACCATTACTGCCGCAAATAGCCTGGTAGCTAATGAGAATGTCCTGTTGCAGGGCTTTACTAACTGCTCAGCTATTTCAGGTAAAATTCTTCCGGTATCTGCTACAGGTCTTAGTGGAACGCAATATTCAGTAACTTATGGCTCTGCTACTGTTGCTTCTGCCGCGGATACTGGGTCTGCCATTCCTGTGGGTTTTGTTTATCCTGATGATGGTAATGCCATTTCTATTCACGGTATGGATGTTCTTAACACCGTTCTTACTCAAACAAGTCCGACTCTTGCGATTACAAGTTCATATGCAACAACTTCAGTACAGACTTATAATTTTACTGGTTCTCCTGCCCCCGTGGTAGGTCAAGCCTATTATATTATAGGTACTACAACATCGAATGCTTCAGCCATCAATAAGACGGCATGGACAGTTACTGCAGTGGGGTCTGGCTACTTCTCAGTAGCTTTAACAGGCACGGCGTATGGTTCTTCTGGATCCCCGACAGCAGATACAGGCACTGCGAGTCTTAACACTAGTTCTACCTTAGGAAAAGGAAATGCCACTCAGACAGCCGACTCTAAAATCGAGGGGCTAACAATTAGCGGCAACTTTGTTGCCAAAGATGTCCTTTATATCAATTCCGGCGTTTCTTGGAAGATTGCTCCTGTTCTAATTACAAATCCTGCTTCTGGCGGTCACTGCGCTAGATTTGGTCAGGGACCTTCATCAACTCCTCTAGTCGTACAGTTCAATACTGTAATTGACTGTGAAGCATCTGGTAGTGGATACAATTTCGGGAACACAACTTCTCGACCTTCATATAATCGACTGTGGGACACGTATGCTAGTGATAACTACTCCATTGGAACTTACTCTAGAAATGTAAATTCTGGAGATAGATTACTTGGCTCTAATAATCACATCTTCTTAAATCATGTATGGGGTAATGGCCCATCTTCAATGGCTTATATCACGACCTCCGCAGACATCTTTGGTGGCGAGATGGACGCATTTAGTGCCACTGGTGTAGGATATACACTTGGCACTGGGGCTAGTTCAGTTAGCATTCAGGACGTTTTAACCATTCAGGATACTAGTGGGGCTATTTTTGCTACATCTACTAGTTCTTCTAACAACAATGTCAATATCTCAAACAATCAATTAGGCGGTCTTACGGGTGTTGCCACGGCGATTACTGGCACATTTGGAACAAATCTAGTCACTTGTAACAATACCCCTACTCTAGGTACAAATACCTGTACGGGGGCCGTAAGCTCTCTGACGGTCATACCGGCAGGGGATGGAACGGCAAGTCTTACAAGTGGGGTCTTGAACATTTCTCCTGATGATAGTTTTACATCGTCAGCTTCTTATTCGACTATTCCAACAATTACAACAGCCTATACTACTCCAGCGACTACGCTTGTAGTATCT